TGGGAGATCTTGAGCTTCGCCAGCGCATAGTCCTTGGCCTCGTACAGGTCGCGGAGGTCATTGAGGGCGGTCGAGAGCGGCGTGACGCCGCGGACCTGGTCAAGCCGCTCGAAGTAGCCGTGGTGCTCGCACCAGGCCGCCGGCAGGAGCCGCTCGAACACGAAGCCCGACAGGCCGAAACGCTTGCAGACGCAGTACCGGATAGCCCGGCCGGCGTCGTCCACCTGGACGCCGTGCACCAGGCGAACGGACCCCGGCCACGGTTCGCCGTCCATAAACTCCGGCGGGAGGTTGGCGAGTTCCGGCGGGAGGCCGCCGAGGGGCGTGCGGATCCGGTCGCCCTCGATGCCCTGGACGCGGCCGTCGGCGATCTTGTGCACCAGGATATCCCCGTCCACGAGGGCGTGGCCCTCGACCAGGCGCACGAAGCGGTCCCTGCCGTGGCGGCGGGCCACGTCGAAGTTCTCGGGCCGCGACCACCACTTGATGAACTCCTCGACGGCGCCGTCGGCGATGGGGTTGCCGGTGCGGGCATGAAACTTGAAAGTGCTCACGAAATCGAGATGCTTACGCAGCGCCCAGGCGGCGACGGAGTAGTTGCGGCGAATGTCTCGTGCGGTCGCGACCATCGCCCGGCGGCGCTCCGGAAGGAGCGTCCGGTCCTCGCTCTGAAGGAGGATTTCAGGCGCCCGGCGGCGGTTGGTGTGGTCGACCGCGTCGTAGCCAGCGCGGACGACGGGGGTGCCGTCCGCATCCAGCAATATCCGCCGTCGATCGGTTAGGGCCACCACTAGAACGCCCTCTGAAGGTTGAAGCCCGCGATGATGGGCTTGCCGCCCTGCTCTCGTTTGACTCGGTTCCGCCAGTACTCCAGTTTCGCCAGCGCGTCGGGCATGGAGACCGAGTGGCCGTCGAGCGAAATCTGCTCGGCCAGGGGGCACTCGAGGATGGCCTGCTCAATCTTGGCCACCACCAGTTCCGCCGTCGTGGTCACTCGCTGCTCCTTGTCGAGAAAAAGAGGCCGTGCGGGGGTGTGGCCCCACACGGCCTCTCTTCTCGTTCCCGATCAGGCTGCGGCCCGCCGGCCGCCAGAGACATCCTTGCACGCCGACCGGCAGATGTCCATCCCGCTTCTCAGATCTAATTCGGCTAGCCGAATTTAATCTTCGTAGGTTTTATCGATGCGGACCTGCCCGCAATCGAGGCACCTGGCCCGGCGGCGGACGATGACGCGGTACGGACGGCCGTCGGGTCGAAGCCCGGCGTAGTCTCCGGCGAGTGCCGCCGCAGCTCGGGCACGCGCTGGGCGGCTGCGCCTCGACGACGGGAGGATCCATTTCGGGCCGGCTGCCGTGCGGGCGCCCGGCGGTGCTTCGTGTTTTTGCCATGACGACTCGTCTCCTAGAGGTAGGTGGCCGCTCTGTTCTTGCGCGTCTTCCGCGATGCGGCGGGCGCGGCCCCTTGGCCCGCCGCACGTATCCCCGTCATGCTGGCCGCCGCGGCACAGCCGACGAGGCAGTCCAGCCAGTGGTTGTCCGGCCTGGCCGGCAAGGATGACCACTCCCGCACGGTCCCCCACGGGCCGGTCAGTTCCGTGGAAAACTCCGAGCGGGCGATGTGCTCCGCAAAGAGTTCGTGGGCGCGGGGATCGCGGCCGAAGAGGGTCATCGCCCCCGCGTCGCCGGCGGGCGTAGCCAGCGCGGCCATTGCGAACGTCTTCCAGTAGTTCACATCCACGATGACATGGGGATGCTCTCCGGTCCGCCGCACCGTCGGGATGTACCAGTAATGGCCGTGGACCTCGCCGGGCTTGCGGACCCAGGCGGACATCGGCTTACGGTTCGCGCGGAGGCCCGCGCCACGCGAGAGCCACATGACGGAGGAGCCGACCTTCCGCTTGACCGCCGCAACGATGGATGGTTTGTAGCCCATATCCACCAGGAGCCGGTCCACCTTCAGCAGGGCATCCCCTCGTTTCCATTCGCGGGCCAGGCTCGATGCCACGAGCGCTTCCAGGCCGGCCTGGATGGCGCCGCCGATGCCCGCGCCGGGATAGGCGCTGCCCAGGGTGTGCGGGGCGGCGGACGCCGTGAACTGACCCCGGCGCTGGTCCGGCCACGTCCCATAATCCAGGACGTGGCCGGTGAAGTTCTCCTCCCAGGCACAAACGACATAGAAGAGCAGCCGATCGTGCACGTCAATGAACATCGTCAGATGCGTCGCGGACGGCGGGACCTCGCCGCGCGCCAGGCCGCTCAGTTTCGTCATCACGCGGTCCGGCGTCAGTGTCTCGGCCCTGGCCTGGGCCGGCAGCGGATCGTTTTGGTACTCGGCTTGGAACGTCTCCTCGTCTCGAAGCTTGAGGTTCATTGCGGCCTGGATGGCCGACCGTTCGCCGGCCTCGGCGTCGTGGCGGCTGGACCATGCGGCCTCCAGGCCGGCGTCCATCTCCGGGCGGTGGGTCTGGTAAAATTCCCCGGACGTGTCCGTCCCCGCCGCCAGATCCGACAGGCGGAGGCTGCGGTATTCGTCCCACAGTTTCGGGTTCGCCGGCGTGCCGTGGAGCATCTGCATCCGCTCGCCGCGCCAATCGGGGGATTTCTCATGGTCCAGGAGACGGCTGGCAACGTCGTCGGGTTGGATGACCGTGACGGCGGCCAGCGCGGCGATGCGGCGGGTGGGGCCGGCCATGCCGAGGACCGCCCCGTTCAGCAGGCGCACCCGGGTCCGCGTCTGCGTGGCCGACGCCGCGATATCATCGTCCTGGGGGTCGTCCACGAGCGCCAGGTCGGGCCTGATAACCTTCCGGGAGTCGGCCAGGCGGTAACGCTGGCCGCGGACGCCTCCGCCCGTCAGGCCCGAGGCCGAGATGACCGCGCCCGACGCGAGGCTGCCGGGGACAAGGCCGAAGATGAGACGGCGCTGTTGCCACCGCACGAAGGTCGGCTTGCCGCCGCACCGCTGGCCAATGCACCGGCGCGGTTCCCCCTCGAGGGCGAGGAACGGGGCGAGTTCGGGGCCGAAGTCCAGCGTGAGCGGCCCCTCCGGATCGGTGCGGAACCCGAGCAGCCCCTTCATGTGCTCGATGAGTTCCTGGCTCCGCTCGGCGCTGACGGTCAGAATGCACACATACCGACGCCAGCCGTATAGGACGGCCCAGAGGGCTGCCGCCTCGGCCAGACACGTCTTGCCGCTCCCTCGCGGCATGGCGAAGGCAAACAGGCCGCTCTTCAGCACGACCTCCTCGAGCCGGGCGATGACCTTCAAATGGTCGGCTGACCAGGCGAGGAAGAACGCCTCGGCGAAATAGGTCTCGCAGAATAGGCGAAGGCTCGATCGGCAGCGGTCGTGGCGGGCTGCGTCGGCCCGGCCGGGGACCGGGGCGATGTCTTGCGCCGCGCGGACCCGCGCGGCCTGTGTCTCTCCGACGGAGCGGCGATGCTCCAGGTAGCGGGCCGCGCCACGGGCGGCGGCCTCGCGCTCCCGCGCAAGGCCCTGGAGAACCTCCCCAAGGAAACGCCTACTTGCCGGCGGCAAGGGCGGCGAGGGCATCGATGGCGCGATGTAGGCAGTCCTTGCAGCAGGGGGTCTCGGCGGTCGTCTCGGCGTCGACAAGCGCCTCGACAATCGCCTTGCAGGTCCGGCGGGCATCCTCGCGGGTCAGGGCGTCGGCGGCGGGCACGTAGCCCGCCTTCCGGATGGCCTTGTGCAACCATCCGAGATCGGACCTTCCACCGGCGGCGGCCTGCACCAGCGCGGTGAGGGTCTTCCGGACGTCGGGCTGACTTCGGCGAGGCGGCAGATGCGTCTCCCAAAATAGAGGCCGTCCGGGGGTTCGGCCCCGAACGGCCCATTAGCGGCAGGCGCTCCGGCACGGCGCCCGCTCGCGTTCTGGCACATTCTATCGTCTTGTCGGCTCCATGCGCCCGACAAAACCACCAAAATGCAAATGTGCACTACCGGTAGCGACAGCAGGGCCCGCGAGGTCCGGCCAGCAGGTGCTCGGCGGTCGTGATGCGAGTGCCGCAACGGCGGCACCGTCGCCGGCGGAGGATGCGCATGTCATGGGTGTGCCGCGTCTGGAGCACCTCCAGGCGGGCGCAGCCGCACTCCGGGCACTGGACCCCGCGATGTTCGGCTCCCGTCAGGCTGCTCGCGCCCACGGCCGTCCCTCCGGAATTATTGATGCGGGTCCATTCTTTAGCCTTGCTTCCTCGCCCAAAGCATGCCCTGATCCACCTGGTGGGGGCGAACACGAACCCCAAAGGAGGCCACGATGAAGATCACGCACCTGACGAAGAAGCGAACGAAACCGAAGACCTACGAGGTAGATGTGGGCAGTAAGAAGGTTCGGGTCACCGTGCCCGAATCGGACGGGCACATCGACCGCTCTGCCGCCCGGGCGGCACCCGCCAAGGACGGGCAGACGGCCGCCGAGATGTACGCCGAGCGACGGCGCGACATCGATCGCCTTCTGGGGTTCCTGGGCCAGGAACTCCGGAAGCATGAGACGCAGGCCAAGGCTGACGCGCGCAACTTCGGTTATGCCGGCGACCTCTACCGGCTTCGCAGTTGCCTGGTCGAGGCGGTCGCCGGCTTTCGGGGCGTCGACATCGAGGACGTCGAGCTGCACCTGGATGGCCAGGCCGACGACCTGGTGCTCGAGGCCGACGCCTGCCCGAAGTGCGGCGAGCGAAGCACGGACAGCCTGGTCTGGCAGGAGGAAGGCGAGACGGTCCACTGCACCAACTGCGGCACGCGGTACACGCCGCCAAGCAAGTAGGAGCCGAGCATGTTGACCCTGAAGCAGAGACAGGAGCGGGCCGCACGTCGCGCCGCGAGGATCACGGCGAAGCACGAAGCCATCCGGCAAGCGGCCGCTGGTAACGCACTGCAGCACCAGAAAAGGAGTGCCGTCATGAAGAAGCACGAGGTGAAGAAGGTTGTCCGAAAGGCCGCTGGGGCGGCCCACGTCGCCACGGGGGCCAAGGCGGCCGCCGGAGTGGCCAAGGAGGCCAGGACCGCGCCCGCGGCCGCCGGGGGCCAAGCCACCAACTCCCTGGAGGCCCACTACCAGTCGCAGAAGGATGCCGCCAAGAGGGAGAAGGCCGCCAAGGTCGCCGCGATGCGGAAGGAGGTGGCCGAGAAGCTCGCCAAGCCAGACCCGGAACTCGACGCCGCCATGAAGACCGCCGAGGAAAACCGCAAGGCGAAGAAGGCCAAGGCCGCCAAGCCGAAGGGCGAGCGGAAGCCGGGCCTCCTCGCACTGGCCGCGGACGTCCTGAAGGACGCCAGTGCCCCGATGAACTGCCGGACCATCGTCGAGAAGGTCCTGGCCCAGGGCGTGTGGCAGACGAAGGGCAAGACGCCGTCCGCCACCTTGTACGCAGCCATCATCCGCGAGATCGCCGCGAAGGGCAAGGACGCCCGGTTCCGTAAGACCGGAAAGAACCTGTTCGAGGCGGTCGCCGCGGCGAAATAGCATCAGTCTGTATCCCCGATGCGCCCGGGCGGAGCACGCTCGGGCGTGTCTTCGGCCTGAGACTGGACGAAAGGTGGAGCGGCGTGTCGGAACTGACCCGACCCCTGGAACCTGGGAGGTTCCCGGCTCTCCCTTGAGCCCTCCGCCGCATCCTCGACCGTCCAGACGCAGTCGTCCTTCTTCGGGTAGTCCTGGCCCCAGCGAAATGGCGACTCACACAAGAGACGCTTCCGTAGGCCATGCCCGCACAGAAAACGGCAGTACCGGAACTGGCGGCCACGCACCCGGCGCAGACCCATGCTCCGGGTGAGCACCCGATCACGCCGGCCGCAGCGTGTGGTCACCTGCCTGGGATGCACGACCTCGTTGGCGGCCGTCACGTAGAATTCGGTTCGGATGAACCCGCCATAGAGCCAGTTGTCGGCCTGGTAGACAAAGCCGGGCTTGCCGCGCATGCCGTCGGCCCAGGAGAAGAGCACCATCCTGCCCGGCTCGCGCTCGCGGATATATTCCCGGCAGAGCCTGAGGAAGTGGCTCTCGCCGTTACGCGGTTCCGAATCGAGCATGCACAGCCGGTTCAACTCATAGTAGTCGCTGGTCGTCAGACTCGGGAACAGGCGCTGGATGGTGTGCCGCGGGCGGACGCCGTAGCCCCACGACGCCACGCCCACCAGGTCGCCGCCGATGAAGCAGCCGAGCGAGAGCAGGCAATGCGGCGGCATGCGCACCGCGTAATGGTGCGCCGCCACGAACGCGGCCATCAGGCTTCGCGGAATGGGTCGGACATGGTACATGGTCATGCCCCCTCCCGCTTGGCCTTGTTCCCCGTGAACTGCTCCCACCGCTGGACGATGACGTCCGCGTAAAGAGTGTCGAGTTCCATCAGGTAGGCACGGCGCCCCGTCTTCTCGGCCGCGATGAGGGTGCTCCCTGACCCGCCGAACAGGTCCAGAACGTTGTCGCCTGGGCGCGAAGAGTACTCGATAGCCCGCGTGGCCAGTTCCACGGGCTTTTCCGTAAGGTGAATCATGCTGGCGGGGTTGACCTTCTTCACGCTCCACACGTCGGTGGCGTTGTTCGGCCCGAAGAAGTGGTGGCCGGCCCCCTCGCGCCAACCGTAGAAGCACCATTCGTGGTTGCCCATGAAATCTTTGCGCGTCAGGACGGGGTGCTCTTTGACCCAGATGACGGCCTGAGAGAAGTAGAGGCCGCAGCCCTTGAGGACCGGCGGGTAGTTGCCGCAGTTCGCATACCCGCCCCAGATGTAAAAACACCGGCCGGGCGCCAGCACACGCGCGATGTTGCCGAACCATGCCCGCAGCATCTTCTCGAACGCCTCGTCCTAGACGAAGTCGTTGACCAGGGGCCGGTCCTTGGGCCGCAACTTCTCGGTCGTGGCGTGCTTCACGCCCTGCCGCGCCACGTCAAACGACTGGTGGTGCGTGAGGCCGCCGCGGGCGCCCTCCGCGCGGCAGGTCTTGTTCAAGAGTTTCTTCTGCTGGAGGTCGTCGCCCGGGAACGACGACAGGCCGGCGGCGATGGCGTTGTTCGAGCGCGGCTCGACCTTCACGTTGTACGGCGGGTCGGTGTTGACGAGGTGGATGGCGGCGCCCGCCAAGAGCCGGTCCACATCGTCAGCGCTACTGCTGTCGCCGCAAAGCAGCCGGTGGTTGCCGAGGATCCACAGGTCGCCGAGCTTGGTGGTCGCCTCGTCCGGCGGCGCCGGCACGGCGTCAGGATCGGTCAGGCCCTCGTTACCGGGCGGCCCCAGCAGGCGGGCCAGGTCATCAGGACTGAACCCGATGTCGGCCAGGTCCATTTCCTTCTCCAGGTCGCGGAGTTGCCGCGCCAGCGCCTCGTTGTCC